TGGTGAGTTGCATCAAGTGTTGTTCCATGGTCACTTAATCTAACTACGCCGTTTAGGCCTAATGTTTCTGCCATTTGTATTCTCCTAAATTAGCATTGGACTATTCTAATGAATAGCTTTTGTTAAACATTACTTCTTGGATAGTAATATTCAACGGTGTAAACAATTGCCGCTTGTCCATAGGGTGCTGTCTCGCCTATCTCCCTGATTGTAATGTCTCTTGACGCACTATTAAGAGCATTACCACCCATAGTTACATCTGTAGCTAATTTCTCTTCAATCTTTTCAAGAATAGTATTCCTGTCTTGATCTCTGTTGTTGCTATAGACTATGATATTGATGATAACATCCATAGTAGCTTTTCGTCTTATTTCATTACCCATACTAAAGTCTTCTCGTGTCTCATTGGCCGCTTCTACCAAACAATGTGGAAAGCTAGTGGCCGCTAGTTCACTTATTACTTTAGGTTCTCTGGTTACAGTTTTGATTTCTGATACCGCACCTAATTGACTAACGATATGTGCTGTAATGTTTTCTCGCTTACTCGCCATTACCTGTATATCCTATCAGCTCTCTGTCTGTAGACTTCACCTCTACTAATTGATCCATCATTGTTACCATCATACTCAACACCTTGTGCGATCTCTGCTTTGATCTCTTCAAGGTATCTCTGTCTGTAGTAATCAATCATTTCTCTAAAAGTGTCGCCACCTACAGTGAACGGTGATAACAGAGGCAGGATATGAGCATACAATGCTCTGAATACAGTAGATCTAGTCCACTGACTTTCAGTCAATAGTGAAGCATCAAACTGTGCACCAATAGCCCTACCAAGTTGGTTGTAGCCTTGGCTAAAGTTTTCATTATACCAATTTATCTCAATGTATCTTTTCACATCAGCCTCAGCCGCAGTTAATTGCGTTGAGAAATCTGTTACTCCATGACTTGTTATAGTTGGTACATACTGTAGCAAATCACTATTTGTTGCAAATGCCATATCCTGTTCTCCTTATATACTGTTATTACAGAGCCGCGTCAGATGCGATCTTCACGATCTTGTTTTGATCTAGGATTTCTGCGCCAAATGCCGCTGAAGCCACTACTTCAAAACCTCTGATTGATTCGTCTCTTTGAGTTGCGATACGAAGATCTCTCTTCATTACCATACCAATTGCACCTTTGTGGAATACAGCGTTTGTGCATGATGGAGTACCATCTACATCAATTGATGCTGATTCATAAATGTCCACACCAGCTACTCTACCTAAGAAATAGTTTCTAGCCGCAGTATTAACCAAGTCGTTTGCACTTGGGTTAGTTCCTGAGTTTAGAAGTGTTTTCTTTAGGTTGTATGCCGCTAATGGGTTTACAACTGCTACTACTTCGTCCATAGGGACTGAGTTATTTCTTAATGTAGCCGCCGCTTTTAGGATTTGGTCAATTGTTAATTCACCTGTTGATGTTCCAACATCTGTTGATGCTGAAGCAAATAGGTCAACGATTGCTTCGTCCATAGCTTGTGCTACTGCATCACCTAATACTTTACCAGTGTCTTGTGCTACTGATAATGGTGATGATTCTACTACGATGTCTTGGATAGTTGCCATTGCGCCAAATTCTGCCGCTGTGATGTCAACTGCTGTTGCCGCAACATCTGTGTTTGATAGGTCTGCGCCAGCCGCTAGTGCTGATAATGCAGAAACTTTTGGATACACAGGTACAGAAGCTGTTAAGCCTGGTGTGCCTTGCATATCATATACAGTTACTAAATTTCTTAGTAATGCATTTTCATTTAAAGTGAACTGAGCCGCTTGTGTAATATTTTCAAATAATTGACCGGCTGAGTTACCTGTATCTAGTTCGTTTGCCATTTTTATGTTCCTTTATAAAATGACTCCTAGTACTTGTTCATACTAGAAGTAAACTTTCTCGTCTGTCCAACCGCGAACTTCTCTTTGTAAATTTGACGATGTTCTGGGTTTTTCATATCGAGATCTGATAATTTAACATCTCTTGATGTCGTATGTGTTGCATTGCCTGTGCTACCACTTCCTGCTGGTTGTGAAGCTCTAAGGTATGCGTTCGCGTTGATAAATTCAGCTACAGCCTCTTCCACAGTTGTTGGTTCTGCTGTATTTGTATTATAACGCTGGTTGCCTTTTTCATCCAACACTTCAACTTGTCCTTGATCATTTAGTCTAACACTATTTTTCAATAGGTTTGCTACATGATCTGGATTCACAGCTTTATGCTTACTAGCCGCACTTAATAATGCACCATCGATGTGAACTGTTTCCAGTTTCTTTTGCATCTCTGCCATCTTAGCATCGGCTTCAGCTTTTTGCTTTTGAAGTAATTGTTCAAATTGCTCTTTTTTAATCATTTGTTTCTCTTTGGCCTGCTCTGCCTGAGCTTTCAATGATTTGTACTCTTCAATATCAACGCCTTCGTATTTTCTTTCAGCCTGTTTCAGTCTGTTTGCGATTATACGATCAACATCTTCTTGTTTGAAAAGTTTCTCAGCCTGGTTTACTTGTTCTTCCTGAATTTGCTTTGTTTCTGTTGCTCCAGTAGCCTCAGCTTCAGTGTTTTCTATGATTTTTGTTTCTTCGTTCATATTACGATATCTCCCTTGCAAGGATAAAACTGATTTGGGGGTTATAGTTAACCATCAGTATACTGTTATTTATTCTTGGTTATCCTGTTCTGGATCACCATTTTCTTCGACCTTGGAATTAAAGAATGATTGCATCTCAGGATGTATCTCAATGATCTGTTGATCACTGTATCCTTGATCAATCATCTTACGCATATGCATCACCATGTCTTCTACGCTTTCCATAGGTGGATGAGGCATATCTAAATTTAGTTCCATTTGAGGTGCCATACTATCAAGAATCTCTTGTAAATCACTTTCGTCAGTGATCATAAGCCTTGCTATTTCTTGATTCATATAACTTTGAAACTTTTCATTAGGAACTGCTTTAACTGCTTTATCAAACAGTGATAGTTCCTGATGTTTGTCTCTTAGGTCAAATTTCTTTTCATATGAGATGTAGAAATCTTCATCTGGCGTTATACCTTGCCAGTCAAACCACATCTTCCAAATTTTCTTTTCTGCACTTTCTAACACACCAGCAGTATCTGCTAATTTAGCATTCAACATTTCTTTTTCAACTTGCAATGATACGCCTGACTGAGCACCCTTCTTGGCTTTGATAGCTGTTAGGTGAGTAAGGTCATCAATTGCATCTACTTTTTGTTCAATGCTTTTTAGTATTCCATCAACACTTGCACCTGTTGGTTGCAATAGATATGGAGTATTTGTAGTAGTCTCAGGTATCGTAATGATTGCACCTGCACCACCATTAATCTCAGCCGCTGGTTCCGCCACTATGCTTGGGGCACTACTTATTCTAATAGTTTGGTACAGTTCGGATGTCAAGTTGTATATTTCTCTTTGCAGATCACATACATCACCAACGGCACTTGTACCAATGCCCTTGTGGAAACTTTTATCAGTTTGCACATGAATAAAAGGCACATAACCCAATGGGTTAGGATATTCATTGTACTCAAGTATTTCACCGTAATCAATGTTTAGTGTATCTTTTACACTTGCTGTTACGCTTAATGCACTTCCTGAATATTCACTTCTGCCTTTTGCTACTTTGTATACTTCTATTACTTCTGGATGCCATACACGAATAACATCATAGTCATGATATTGTTCATCAACTATTTTGATATAGTCAAGAACTTTCTGACCATTTACTTGTCTTTTATATCCCCAATCTCTTACATTTGTTGGAGAATATAATGTAAGGTAACTTCTAATACCTTCTTCTATCTCTTGTGCCACTGTTTCTACCTGGTAACTTGGTCTGTCCACTCCTACCCAAGCACCACCATAGATAGTGATCATATCATTAACTTCACGCATGAAGTCATTTAGTGTTGTGTTATCTAAATCTGCGTTTTCTATAAAATCTCTTACAAAAGGATCTTCTGATAATTGTCCTAATGTTCTTGATGGTGGATTACGAAATAAGAAACTACGATATGCATCAACTGTTTGACGCACATGGTTTTGTAATGCTGTATCTAATAATCTTTGTTGGTATTGGTCACCTGGTGATTGATCTTCTGCTATGTATTTTCTTAAGTATGCACCATCTCGGTATTCTTCTGCACCCATGTATGAACGCATATAATAATCCCAACGATATGCGTATTCAGCGTAGCCCGGGTGAACTAGGCTAATTTGTTTTGAAGTTTTCATGTATGTATATCCTCATTATTGAGTATTTTTACTGTGGTTCCCACATTGCTAATGCCATTAGTTGAGCAGAACTAATTACAATGTTATTTATCATCGATATATCTTGATTATCTGTACAGATATCAGGTTGACCTTTGCTAAATACTATGTTACTATAACTTTGTGTTGAGTAACAGATAGCACCGGCTAGTAGTATATCCTACTACATTCCATTGTTAAAATGTACAGCTCATATTCTATTTTTCCTATTAGAATGCTGGTGCTATCTACTTTAACATTATGTTCAGCGAGAGCTAACAGTATCGCGAGTGCGGTACATCCTTTAAGAGTAATATAGCATATACGACAAAACCCACACTAGTTTTTGCTAGTGTGGGTTTTTTTATTGCAAGTAATTATTAAAAGGACGATTAACCATTAGCAAATGATTAGTCAATTGTATTTATGCGTTCTCTCTATAACACTTATTAAGATACTTTTGTGTAGGATAGAACCCTGTATCTGTTAACATTGCTCTTCTAATTTCATGTTGAAACTGTCTTAATAACGCCTTGTGTACTTCTTCTGTGAACCGTTTCCTATCTTTAGCACTAGTAACTACTGCAAGTTCGCCATCATCATCAATAATCATATAAGGAATATTGAGGATTGCTCCACTTGCTACTACATTCATGCCATCGATATATTCGTCTTTTAATGTTATCATATTGTTAAATACCTTTCTGATGTTCCATTCTATACCTCTTTCCCAACATCCATTGCTGGGTGTTTTACCAACTACCAATGTTTTCTTTTTACCTTTATGAATACAAAAGAACTTAAGGTGTTTATTTTCTTCTAAACCAACGACTTCTATGTTATGTTGTTTGAGCTTTTTTTGTATAGTTCTTTTGTATTTACGAGTACTCATTATGATTACTCCTATCTTTTATTGTTTGAGGATATTCAATCAATTCATTATAATATGCTAGACTCTCTCTTGTTCGAGGTCTGCCTGGTCCAGCAGAGGATCTATTTCTACTTAACATTAATTCGTCGGTAATTGTGCCCCACTTGTTCAGCAGTTGCCTAACTCGCTCTCTACTAAGATTGTATTTGTCACCCCACTCTCCTAGTGATTTGCCTGTTTTCTGTATACAAACAAAACTCGGATGATTCTTTTTCGACATTCTATTTCTCCTTTTAATTTATATATAATATACTATAAGATGTGTTATCTGTCAACCTATTATTAATGGTTATTTTATGCGACTTTTTTAGTATGCACCAAAGTACTTTACAGTTCTTTCTGCATACTGTGGTTTGATAGGATATAAGAAACTAACCATATAGCTCCAACTATCATTTACACCATCATAACCTTTTTCTGCATCTTTGATTGGAATGCTTGTGTTTGGTTGATATTCCCACTTGCTTATGGCTGTTATCACTTCTTTACATTCTGGTTCAATGAACAAGTTCCTGTTACCATTTGCATCACATAGTAATCTGTTGCCTGCATTTATTCTATCTTTTACAAGTGGATTAGCTTTGTTTACCATAACACGCAATCCATATTGTTGTAGTATTGTATGATCTGTGTTAGTACCCGCACTTGTTTTTCTTTGTGAACCTGCACTATCTGGATATACAAATATCATCTTGTCTGGATACTTTTGTTTTATTGCTTGGCACATTTCATCTGTGTTTGTGTTACGCAATACTATCTCATCTATTATATGCAACCCTGTCTTGTATTTGACTGCTACGACTGCAACCATTTTGCTTATGTTGAAGTCTAATCCTATATGTATTTGATTGGGAACTTCTCCGCTAAATTTTTCTATATTATCTTTGTCAAATGCATAGAATATAATGTTTCCACTTGATTGGAAACTTGCTTCATACTCTTGCAAGTATGTTCTATGATCGAGATCTCTTTTTGCCGCTTCTATTTCTTCTGCTGGTACTTGTCCACCTTCTAGTGTTGTGTATTGATGACTGCTCCAGTCTTCTGTTGTTAGTCCTTGTTGATACAAGTCATAAAAGAAGTTACCCATGCCCTGTGGTGTACTAATAAACAATGCTCTACTTCCTGGCCTGCTTGATAGCGTAGGACGAATTACATCTGACCAAATAATGTTTGCATTTGGGAAAAAGGCCATTTCATCACATATAACTAGATCAAACTCTAAACCTCTAATACTAGGCCCTGCGTCTGCTGAACGAAGTATTATACTACTACCATTGACCAGTATGATACTCAATTCTGATTCATTTATCTTCTTTACCCATCTCTTGTTTATAAGTTGATTCTTTAGTTCATCCCATATGATGCTTTTGGCTTGTCTATAGCTTGGTGCAACATACATCACTTTCTGATTGGGATATCTGGCCGCTTTTGCCATCTCCCATATTGATAGGAAGCTCTTGCCGAATCGCCTTCCTGCACTTACCACACGAAAGCGACTCTCATCATTGAATATAGTTTTTTGGGGGTTTGAAAGGGGCATTGATTAAGGTGTTGGCTTTTTGTTTATTGCCGCTACAGCCGCAGTTATACCAGCACCAACTGCCAAGTTCTTTTTGCTTATGAAGCTTGGTTGTGGTGTTAGGAAGTTTACCTTACCCATTTCAATATTCATACCATTGTTGAAACTACTTGAATATGGACTGTATTGGCTACCTCCATTACGAGCATATCTTGCTCCTGCTCTGTGACCTG